CAGCGGGAAGCGAGGGAGACCCAATCCAACTTGCTCGTAAGCGAAGCGCTACCTATTTCAACCGAAAGATCATTATGGTCTCAACCCCAACTAACAAAGGTGCGTCTCGCATTGAGGATGCTTACGGAAAATCCGATATGCGTGAATATCATGTACCTTGCAAACATTGCCACCATCCTCAAATCCTCAAGTGGGCCAATGTAAAATGGGAAGATGGTCAGCCAGAGACAGCTAAGTATTTGTGCGAAGAGTGTGGCGTACTCTGGGATGAGGCTGATCGCGTGTGGTCTATACGCAACGGTGATTGGGTGGCGAAGAAGCCGTTTAAGGGTATTGCGGGATTTGCAATCAACGGCTTGTGTTCTCCGTGGACACCTTTGGCTGATGGTGTTCGTGATTTCCTTAGTGTTAAGAAGAACCCTGAGCAGTTGCGCGTATGGACTAATACTTATCTGGGTGAGACGTGGGAGGATGCTGGAGAGCGTATTGATGACTTTGAGCTGGCTGATAGGCGAGAAGAGATGCCTTTTGTGCCTGATGAGGTCATGGTTCTTACGGCGGGGATCGATACGCAAGACAACCGATTAGAAATGACGGTTCAAGGATGGGCAAAGGATGATGAGTCATACGTCATTGATCACATTACTTTGTATGGCGATCCGTCCACTCCGCAGTTGTGGGGAGATTTAGATTCTCGGCTGTTGCAACAGTATGAGACTGCCTCTGGGAGAACGCTTGGCATTCGTGCAGCGGCAATTGACTCGGGCGGTCACTTCACGAATAGCGTTTATAGCTTCTGTAAGAAGAACCAAGGCCGTAGGATATTTGCGATCAAGGGTGTTGGTGGAGACGGTAAGGCTATAGCGGGTAGACCGACTAAAAATAACGTAATGAAGTGTCCGTTGTTCCCTGTTGGTGTGGATACAGTGAAAGATCTTATTTTTGCGCGATTAAAGATCAAAGAGGAGGGTTCTGGGTACGTTCACTTCGCAGATACGCTTACAGATGAGTATTTTCGGCAACTTACAGCGGAAAAAGCAGTCACTAGGTTTCATAGGGGCTTCAAAAAGCGTGTTTTTGAGAAAGTAAGAACGCGAAATGAGGCACTAGATTGCATGGTGTACTCAATCGCCGCGTATAGTATACTCGGGGTGAATGTAAATGCTCTTGCAAGTAAAATTGTGGAGCAAGAACAACCCCAGCAACAGGAAAGTAAGCCCGAAAGGAAGCAGGAAGCGTTCGTACCTAGCTATCCACGTAAGGGCAACTTTGCGAACTCTTGGCGATGATGGGCTATGGCAAACTTATTCGACGCTGCAAATGCTCCAGAAGGAGAGCCAACGGAAGTTGTAGTTGGTGATTTTGTTCAGTGGAAGCGCTCCGATTTAGTCAGTGATTATCCCACGGCGACACATTCAGCGGAATATGTGGCGAGGATTACAGGTGGCGGCAGTACAGAGCATAAGATTGCGGCTACTGAGGCGACTGATTACTACTTATTTACCGTAGATTCATCAACTAGCGCTACCTATGACGCTGGTTTATATCATTGGCAGTTAGAAATAACGCAAACCAGCTCAGGCAATAGAATTGTCGTTGATATTGGTGATTTTGAGTTTCTGCCTGATATGGACAACAACCAAGCTGATCCGCGCACGCACGCAGAGATCATGGTTGGAAAGATAGAAAGCCTTTTGCAGGGAAAAGCAGACTCTGATGTGTCTTCTTACTCGATTGCTGGTCGTTCTTTGACCAAATTGAGCTTTCAAGAGCTTGTTGATGCTCGTGATCACTATCGTCGCGAGGTTGTTAAGCATAAAAACGATGCCTTGATGAAAAGAGGCAAGAAAAGCGGCTCTACCATACAGGTAAGGTTCTGATATGGGATTATTTGATAGGCTCATCGGCAAGAAGCCCGTAGATACGGAAAAGTCTAAGGTTTTTAAGCGTTCGTATCACGCTGCGAACACTGGGCGTCTTTTTGCCGACTATACAGACTCACAACGGTCTCCAGACAGTGAATTGCACCCTGTAATCACTCGAATGAGGGCCAGATCGCGTGATTTGGCACGAAATAACGAGTACGCACGGCGATATTTCAGCTTATTGAAGACAAATGTCGTTGGACAGCATGGATTTAAGCTCCAAGTGAAGGCTTTAGATCCTCGCGGTGCCTTGGATACTGACGGAAATACTGCCATTGAGCAGGCGTTTAAGGTCTGGGGAAAGCGCGGAAATTGCACAGCAGACGGCAAAATGAGCTGGGTAGACGTGCAAAAGATGGTTATGGAAGGTCTGGCGCGTGATGGGGAAGTATTTGTCATCAAGCATAGAGGCAATTCGTTCCACGACTCGTTCACGTTAGAGTTTATTGAGCCTGATCAGGTAGATGAAGAGAAGAATGAGCGTTTAGATAACGGTCGTGAGATCAGGATGGGCGTGGAGCTAGATAAGTTCCGAAAGCCAATCGCTTATCACTTACTGACATCTCATCCTGGCGATTATGACTTCGCTAGCATGGTCAAGTCGCCTAAGCATAAGCGGGTTCCTGCTGATCGTGTTATTCATGTATTCAACTCCAGTCGGGCTGGTCAGACTCGCGGTGAGCCGTGGATGTCGCCAGCGATGGCTAGCATTAAGCAGTTAAATGGATGGCGAGAGGCGTCTATTGTTGCTGCCCGTATGGGCGCGTCCAAGATGGGATTCTTCACTTCCCCTAGCGGAGATGGTTTTGTAGCAGATGAGATGGACGGCAATATACCGATCATTGATGCTCAGCCAGGTAGCTTTCACCAGTTGCCGCAAGGCGTTGATCTACAGACATTTGATGTTGGCTATCCCACGAGTGAGTTTGATAGTTTCCATAAGTCAGTCTTAAAGGGCGTAGCTTCTGGCTTGGGTGTGTCCTACACGTCCCTAGCGAATGATTTAGAGGCGACTTCGTACAGCTCGATTCGTCAGGGCGCTTTAGAAGAGCGTGACTTCTATAAGAATGTACAGCAGGTGATGATTGATCACTTTGTTCGCCCTGTTTATGAGGCGTGGCTGAATTCTGCGATGGAAGTTGAGTCTGTATTTATGCCGATGGCTACTTTCGATAAGTTTTCTATCGCCTCTGAGTTCCGTGGTCGCGCATGGAACTGGGTCGATCCCATGAAAGAGATGAATGCCGCTGTACTTGGTATGAAAAATGGGGTATTGAGCTTGCAAGATGTAGCGGCACAGTATGGAAAGGACACAGAAGAGCTTCTCGCAGAGATTAAGCGAGACAAGGACTTAATGGAGCAGTTCGGAATTACGTACGCTCTTGAGCCTTATGGGTCTGTTCAAGTGGGCATCGAACCTGATATATCAGGAGCTGATGATGGCGAAATATAAAGGTGAAGACATTGATACTAAACCAACTACAGGCATGGTTGCGGAAGCTAGACGAGGTCTTGATTGGCGCAAGGAGCACGGTCGGGGCGGTACTGAGGTCGGCGTTGCTCGCGCTCGTGATATTGTTAATGGGCGGGAGCTTTCTCCTAGCACTGTGCGTCGGATGTATTCATTCTTTTCTCGACATGAGGTCGATAAAAAAGGAAAGGGATTTAGTGAGGGTGAAGGCTACCCAAGTGCAGGAAGAATCGCATGGGCGCTCTGGGGAGGAGACGCAGGATTCTCCTTCTCAAGAAAAATAGTTAAACGACTCGACGCAATAGATGAGAGGTGCGACGAAATGGAAATAGAAACTAGGGCAGAACCCGATGAGTTAAAAGTCGGCGATATGGTTAGCTGGAATAGCTCTGGCGGTCGCGCTGAGGGCAAGATTGATCGTATTGAGCGCGATGGCGACATCAACGTGCCAGACTCTGATTTTACCCTTACAGGTAAAGAAGATGATCCTGCTGCACTCATTACGCTGTACAGAGACGGTGAGGCTACAGAGCGAAAGGTAGGTCATCGTTTCTCTGCACTTACTAAGATTAGTGAGCGTGTTCACGATTACAAGCCTGATGATGAGGAGCGATCTATGGTAGACCCAGATTACTCTAAGCGCTCGATGAAAATCGACGTATCTCCAATCAATGAAGACGAGCGACGAGTCTCAATGGCCTTGAGTTCAGAGGAGCCTGTAGAGCGTTCGTTTGGAATGGAAGTGTTAGAGCATTCAGATGAGGCTATCGACCTGAGCTTTTTAGCGTCAGGTAGAGCGCCACTGTTGCTTGACCACGACCCACAGAAGCAGGTGGGCGTAATTGAATCTGTCGATCTCGATGGCTCGGCACGGCGTCTCCGTGCGACGGTTCGTTTTGGAAAGAATGGACTTGCCAGAGAAGCATTCGACGATGTCGTTGATGGCATTCGCGCAAATGTATCCATTGGATACGCTATCAACAAAATGGAGCGTCAGGACAAAGACAAGTATGTCGCTAAGTCTTGGCGTCCAGTAGAAGCTAGTTTGGTGTCTATCCCAGCGGATGTCTCCGTTGGTGTTGGTCGGTCAAGCGAGCCTACACCCGAACCCGTAACCATAACTGTTAGAGAGGAAACTCCTATGACAAATGAAGTAGATGTTGCGGCAATCGAGTTAGAAGCTCGTAAAGCCGCTCAAAAAGATGCCGCTCAAATCGTTGAGCTTGGTGCTCGTCACAATCAGTCGGACATGGCTAAGAGAGCAATCTCTGAAGGTCGTAGTGTTGCTGAGTTCCGTGGCGAATTGCTTGATGTAATCGGTTCAGAGCGTGCTCTGGAGTCGCAAGACATCGGCTTGACCAGTAAGGAAGTTAAGCGCTTCTCTATTGTTCGCGCTATTCACGCTTTGGCT